TTTCCATCAGGAACCAGAGAAGAGTTCTTTTTCGCGGATTAGGTCCATATACATTATGCAGCCGGCACCCGGTCGCAGCCTTACAATAGATAGATGCATACTGTTCATCGAAATACTTGCTTATTCCATACATAGAAGTGGTATTCTCCGGATTAGCCGTTGACGAACTGGCATATATTAACTTCACATGATTTTGATTGCAAGCATCAGCTACTCGCATGAAAGTATCAATGTTATCCTTCCTGATCTGTTCCAGGTTTCCATTAAACACACTAGTTTGCGCCGCCAAATGGAACACACAATCAATACCCCCATTTTTCAGGAGCTCACATACTTTTGTGGCTTCAGTACCAGACTTTCGATCAAGTCCTATGACTTCAACACCTCTTTTTGTCAATTCGCGGCAAAGGGCTTTTCCTATAAACCCCTCACTGCCGGTTACAATCATTCTTCTCATCATCACAAAAAAATAAAGGATATATCAAACTCTCGTATATCCAAATTCAACATATTGTTAGTAAAAAACTCAAAAAAACATTAACTTCAAAATAGAATACACTACATTTGTAGCTGTATAAAATATAAAATCAAATAAAATGAAAAGACCGCAAATAGATATAATCAAATACGCATTAATTGCAACAGCCATATTTACTCTAATATTAATATTAGTATATGTATATAGATTTCATCACGGACTGTCCTATAATCATAATGATTTTGCTGATTTCGGCAGTTATTTAGGTTCAATTACAGGATTACTTGCTTTCATTGGAGTACTTTATACAATAAAAGACTCACAAATAAATAGACAAATTGATAATGAAAGGTCAACATTTTATAATTTGTTGGGATTATATCAGCATCAAGTCGACACCAACAAATATACTGAACACCAAATTGAGAAAACAGGAATTGAAGCATTCAAAGCATACGCACATGAAGCGCGTTCATTATTCTATGCTTATGTAATATATCATTTTATAAAAGATGGAGAAAAATTTCCATCAGAATTAACACAAGTCAGTAAGTTAGACGAGCAAGCATTTCTGGAGATTTATACTAAGTTTGGAGTTCATTCAACTACAGAATTAAATGTATTATTAAAAAGTAGGGATCCCAAATATTATTACGATACTATATACGAAATAAAAGGCATAATAATGTCAAGCAAAATTCATGAAATGTATCGTATAATTGTTGCATCAATCTGTAATAGGATTTGTATAGAAAAAAGATACCAACAGCTCTATAAGTTCATAAGAAATGTCGGAGATTATTTATATGGGCAATATGGACAATATTTAGGGCAATACCATAGAAACATATATTATCTGTTGGATTCAATCCAAAATTTTAAATACCCCAATGACTATTCTAAAATATTTAGAGCACAATTATCCTCAGATGAGTTAACAGTCATACTATTCAATTCAATGAGCTCGCAATCAACTCTCAAAACAATTTCTTTATTAAAGAAATTTGATATATTCAATAACATTATTGCCCTCGAACTTCCTATATCTGGATATGATACAGAAAAAGAAATCGTAATTCAGACTATTAACTCTCTTTTTCATGAATTTATAGCTGATTCTACAAACAAATGATTATATACCCAATTATTATATTTATTGTAACTGTACAAGAATATAGGGAAAAGAGTGGTTGTATTATTCAACAGTTTTCTCTATACTTCCGCATTCAGAACGTTCAATTTCTACTTATTTGATACCAAGATAATCCCAAAAAGAAAGTCTACCTTTTACATTCTCAATAGGACTTTCAAAAAGTATTGGATTAGCTAATACCCAGTTATAAACTTCTTTTTCAGCCCAGATGGAAGAATGATTCTGTACACAATCCACTATCTCAATGCTACCGATAATGGAGCCTGTACAAAAACTAAAATCTTTCCACTCTTTGTTTTCCGGTAATGCCAATAACTGCTCATTGGTAAGTATTGAATCATAGAAATTATCGTAATTCAAAGGTTTACCGCTTGCATGAATCAGTACCCTCTGCCCTAAATATTTCTTAGGACACGGCCAAGTACGGTTCTCAATGTCTTTAATACCGTGGACTATCAAAGAGGCCCACGGTTGTTTTATTGTTATTGCTTTCATTTTTATTAGTTTTACGCAAATTGCTTTAAATAATAATCGCATCTAAATCCCTTACGAGGCGAAAAGTCTACAAAGTCAAATGACTTAAACAGCCACATTTTATTTGCCCACCTTGCAAGGTCTAACTCATATTGTTTAGGCTTTCTTTTATTCGTGAAATCCCGGTAGGGTTGAACAAACGGAGTAATACCTAAACTCCTCAATGTGTTAAGCCGAAACAAATCCTGCTCAATGGTAGAATTGAAGCCGACCAAGACATAGCAAGTAATCTTATAAGGCTTCACATACTTGATCATTTCTTTCAGCCGATCAGTCAAATCTATTTGAGGTAAATCCCAAGCAATGTGAATATTCTGTTTCATCTTTAGTTTATTCAACCAATACGCCTGTTCTTCGTCCATTATGCGAACATCTACGCCATGTAACTTTATAGGTTGTCTAGTTTTCAAAAGATAGCTTACGGCATTTTTCCATTCCGGGTTCGCAAAAAAGTTGTTGTCTAACACTTCAATCCACTTTCCTTTCGGGTTCAACCCCACCGGCTCAACGGTCTGAATGTATCCCTCTTTCTCACGAACGAGGCAGAACGGGCATTTCCGAATACATCCCCTGCTAAAAAACTGTATGGAAAAAGGATATTGGGGATAAATGGAGTAGTCCATCAATGAACTGTTCTCCACTGCTTCAGGAAGTCTGCTTGCAATTTTATACCCGGTACCACCTTTTTCGATTACATCAGCCTGCAATGTCAGATAGTTGAAATCCGGAGTGAAAGTAAACACTTTGCTTGCCATCACCTTGTCGTATCTGCTGAAAGGTGTAGCCCATTCTACTTGATCTCCTTTCGTTTTATGATATGCAGAGGCACGCATAAGAGCGAAATTTGGAAAGTTATGACCATCAACGTCAATTAATCCGATGTTCATTACTTCATTGTTATACGTTAAACTTCTATCTCAAACTGCTCACTTTTTGCCGATGGCATACATTCAAGAATGGAAGAACCTACTGAAACGTAATAAACACCATCTTTTTCAAGTGGGAGCCAATGGAAATAGCGTCCTGTTTCTTCGTGCATTACCGGAATCCCCAATTTATTAAGAGGTCTACCATCTATACCTCGAAATTTTCTACACCATTTATCAATAAATTCTCGACCCTCCTTCTTTCGTTTATTGATTTTCCAACACAGATGCTTCTTATCATCATTATTCGGAATCAGTTTTTCAGGAACAAACTCCTTATTTTCAAAACCGATAAGTGTATAAAACCACTCGGCAGTGAAGCCAAACGCCCAAACATAACCGATACTATCTGGTCTTGAACCACAATATTCCTGAATCATATCTTTAGCTTCATCTTGTTCACGCAAAAGCCGTTCATTCATTTGTTTCAGTAGCTTCTCAAGCTCTGAACCTTGTTTTGCTATTATTTTCATATACTATTCTGTTTTGAGAGTTATTTACTGACGATAGTATCATACATTTCTTTGGCAGTCCAAAATCTATAATCATCTGATATATCCGTTATTCGCTTATCTGAACCTTTGCAAAGTCGAATTATTCTTCGAGCAAACTCTTTCCGTTTCCGGCTTTTTCTTGCACGCTGTAAAAGCGAACGATAAGCGAGTATAAGCCAATAGTCGCAAACATGCTCTTTATCTTTCAATCGTATGTACTTAATCTTCATGTAGCTTGTACTTTTCATTAAACATCGAATCCACTTCTTGAAACTGTTTTGTAAAGCGGTTCTCTTTATATTTTCTCGGTGAAGCACACCCCACTATCAAAGTGAGAAGAGTGTATATTAATATCATTTTCTTCATTACTAGTTTTGAATTACTTTTTTATTACAACTGCCATAGTGCTAACAGTCGTTCCACTTTCCTTGAATTCACCTGCTCCGATTTCAAAAACTTCTCCATGAACTTCTTCCAACCATTCCCGGAAGTCAACACATTTCTTTTCAGACGCGAATTTCCAATGCTGACTGGTAATAGCTGCAAGAATTCCACCTTCTTCCAAGCGTTCATACATAAGTCTTACATGGTCAATATCCTGATTACCGGAAAACGGAGGATTAGCAATAATTTTAGTGTAATGTCCTACACTGTCTTTCGTAAAATCTTCATCAAGCAATATTACGTTATCAAGTGTATGAAGAAACTCCCTGTTTTCTGGCATCAGTTCATAGCATTCAACTGTTACTGACGGGCACGACCGGTGAATCGCTTTTATCAGAGCACCACGTCCGGCACTTGGTTCAAGTACGGTATCTGTTTCGTGAATTCCACCGGCAAGCATTACCAGCCAGTCTGCAATATCAGCAGGTGTTTCAAAGAACTGAAAATCTTTTTGCAAATCGCATCGCTTACCTTCTTTCAAGATGGAGAACACACGTTCCGGATTAAAAGGAAATGTGAATCCCTGTATCTTACCTCCCTGCCATGAGCCGCCAGCTTCTTCTATCCATTTCTTTGCTTCAGCATAGGATTTCTTATTGAATTGTACTTTCGGAAGTTTGAGAACACTATCCTCAAGAGTACAATGTTTCAGTATTTCTTCCACATTCCATTTCTTACCTTCATCAGCCTGCTTCTTCTTTTCATCATCTGGAGCGTCTGGCGCTAACAGCGAAGATATTTTCGCAATAACCATATTACTCGCATCCATGAAAGTATTAACACAGGAAAGCGCTTCCATAAGAAATTCAGTATCAACATATCCGGCAGCGTCATAAACATCTATGCCTTCAGTCATATCCGACAATTCATTGAGCTGGGCTACACTACCACGTAACGTTTTTATTAAAGTCTCTTTGTTGTTCATCATAACTTTTTTGTAAATAAATTCTTGTTGTATCTACACTACCATGACCAAGAAGGTCTGCTAATTGAATTACATCTTTGGTTTTCTTCAGGAACATTTTAGCAAAGAAGTGCCGGAAGGCGTGAGCGTGCATTTTTTTCGAATCAATACCACAATGTTTACCCCATACTTTCAGATGCTGTGAAAGACCTCTTTGAGTCAACGGCCCGAATCTCCCAACAGCAAGAGTACCGGACTTGCCTGTCTCCTTTATATAGTCCTTCACTTCCCTCTGCAATTGCTTTTGGAAAAAGAAACGCCGATACTTGTTCCCTTTCCCTTTCAAAACAACTTCGCCGGCCGCTATATCCTCCCACGTGAATTGCTGAAACTCCGAGAGCCGAGCTCCTGTAGTACCCAATACCTTAATGAAGAAATAGTAATCCTTGTTGAGTTTTGTTTTCAGATACTCCAGTAACCTATTATATTCCTCTTCTGTCGGCACATTGTTTACATCCAACTTGCGTTTCATTCTAGGTCGTTTCAGTTCAATAGGTTTCTTCACCCATTTGGAGAACTTCTCAATGGCTGTAATACGTAATCGAATGGTAGCTGGAGAAAGTTTTTCCTCTTCAAGGCTTTTTATAAATCGTCTGCAATTATCCATATTTAGTTCATTGGCGTATTCAAAATATTTTCTCAACGAGGTATAATAGACATCAATTGTGTGAGAGGAATAATCATTGTTATCAGTCAACCATATTATAAAATCATTAAGCAGTTTCTTATTCTTCTCTGAAATAACCTCAAGTTTCTCCAAAGGCTTTACAGCCTTTTCCCGTCGGCCATATCCGATTTTAAGATAAGACAATAAATCACAAACAGCCTCACACATAAACGAATGGCGCACCATAGCATCAGCATTTTTATGTTTATATTTATAATAACCATGACGATTGATTTCTTCGGAATTTTCAAGAAAATCAGTCACATATTTGATGTATTTCCCGATGCTATCATAGCTCCTACCCGTCGTATACAGGTAGGATATGTAATCTACCAATATTTGTTTTCGTTTATCATCCATTTTTTTGATTTGAGAGTTAATACTTCATCCCGTGCATCTTTTCACGGAGTTCGTTATACTTCATTTTCTGCTCGATGTGCCAAAGCAGGTTTATATCTAAGTGCTTGGCAAGCCCGAAGATAGATAGTATCATATCATTCACGGCTGTAGGAAAATCAAATATTCCGTCATACCTAACAGGAAGTGTAGAGATGGAATAGATTGATTCGGTAAAAGTTTCGCCTTTACAGGCTTCTGCCATATCTTCAATACAGTCATCAATATCTCCATTGGCAAGTTCAAGGTTTATTCCTCGAAGTCCTGCAAGATCAAGCAAGCGGATAACAGCATCAGCTAATTCTTCTTCGATTGAACCTTTAATGGTTTCGTTATATGCAACTTCGTAACCGCGCTCTTTGGGAATATCTGGGTCTAACCCTTGACAAATGCGGCTGTTAGCAATCTTCTTATTATACCAATCAACATTGGCTCGTTTACCTTTTCTATCAGCTTCCACAGCTTCCATGAGTTCGGATATTACAAGGCAAAGACAGTGCTCGTTGCTCAATTCTTGATCGTGGAAGCCGTGTTGACAAGCGGTTTTATATGCCCTATCACGGAGGGCGTTCAAATCTATTTTACTCATATCTTTATTTGTTTTTCGCAAATCCTTGATAATTCTTCAAGAACTTGCAAGGTTTAATTAATATTATCCATCAGGTGGTCCGCTATCGCATACACCACCAGGTAAAATAAGATGTTCACTCCTAGGAGAAGGAGGATGTTTAGGAGTATTCTCATTGTTTGATTACGTTAAAAAGCCGGGGCATCCTCTTCATCGCTTACCATTCCACTTGAAATGGGGATATTATCCAACTCGTAAAAACATGTAGTACAAGCATTGAAACCGCAAATAAATTTCAGCAAACCAATATTTCGACCTTTCGCAATATCTATCATTGCCGTACCTCTTGTATCTACGTGGGAAAAATCTCCCGGATATGACTTACCTTTCACTTCTGGACGATAAACCAACATAACCACATCTGCTGCTTCTGCTATCTGACCGCTATCTCGCAACCTTGCTAGAGACGGAACCGGATTCATATTGTCTCTGTTTAATTGAGATAAAGCGATAATCCAAATATCAAGCTCCTTAGCAAGATTCTTCAAGCGCCTTGCCACATCTCCCATTTGCTGCTCCTTATTGGCTCCCTTCATGTTTACGTTAAGAATCTGCAGGTAGTCAACAATAGCACCATCTATTCCGAATTTTAGTTTCATATACCGGATAGATGAGAGTATAGTGTCAATATTGGAGGTGCTACGATCATCGAAATAAATACCCTTTCCTGATATTTTTCCGATCCCCTTGTCTACAGATTGCAACTGGGATTCTGTCAAACGGGAATACATGATCTCATTTGCCGGCACTCCACTCTCCATGGATAGAATACGAGCCGTTATTTGCTCTTTTTTCATCTCCATAGAATACATAGCTACCTTGGCACCTAAAGATGTCGCATTTCGCATTATAGATACCGCTAGGCTCGTTTTCCCCTGACTAGTCTCACCGGCAATGATTATCAAGTCCGATTTTTGAAGCCCTCCCGATTTGTTGTCTATCTTCTCAAATCCGGTAGGAGTGCCGGTCAAAGGTTTACCTCCTTTCAAGTTCTCGTTTATCATGTGATATACGTTTACAAGTCCTTCGTTTATCGTTGAGATAACACTGCTACTTGATTTGAATAATGAGGACAGCTGATCGGAAACGGCATTTGTTACGTCCAATATATCCTCTGCTTCAGTATATGAGTTTGAAACAAGATATTGCCCGATCTCATAAAATTTCCGCCTGATGGCAAGATCATGGAGGCGAGCGGCATACTGTCCCAAATCAAACGTTTGGTTAGAAGCTATGCTTACAAACAGATATGGCTCAAATTTAATACCGTTAGCAACCAGCTTATTCTTGACCGTAATCATATCCGGTCTGTCACCGGAAGATGCGACCTGAATAATTGCCTTATAGATTTCCTGATGAAAGGAGTTATAGAAACATTCTTTACTCAACATCTCCCTCACTTCTTCAAGAGCATCACGGTTTGTCATTATAGTGCCAAGGACTAGTTTTTCAGCATCCTCATCACGTAATTGTACGTTAACTTCCATCGTTCATGTATTCAAATTGTTTCAAAATAGCATAATAGAAAACATCCCACTTAGAACGAATATCAACCCTTCCTTCAAGAGTGCGAAGTGCCTTTTTAAAGGCTGTATCCCCATATTTGTCCCGTATGATTAACGCTTCTTTTTCAGAAGGCATTCGCATGTTAGAGAAACAATACGGGGCATAATTCCGAATGTAGGTGAGAAACTTATAATAGCTTCCGTCCCTGTCGGATAAAGAAGCTAATAATTCTTCGTTTTCCATCTTGTACATATCAGGCTTTGGCTTATTCAACTCAATATCCAGCCATCTGGAAAAATGAGCCATTCCGTCTTTAGGGCTTTTATGTGTTTCGCCTTCATTTTGGAGTTTATCGAAAAATAGTTTAAGATATTCCTGAAAGCTTTCCAAATTCAGTTCCAAATGTCCGGAAGCCCTTTTGTTCATTACAACACTTTCTATCCAGGAGCTATTAGAAGATAATTCCTCATAGCATTCCTGTATAGGCTTATCTATAATGATTGGATTCAAATCACTTTCTTTACCTCCTTTAGGAGGTTTCTTTATATATACTTTAATACTATTGCGGCAAACTTCCTGTTTTTTTAGGTATTCTTCCAGAACAATTCTACATTCTTCCGGAATAATGTTGTATTCTTCCGGAATTTTGATTTCCTTGCGTTTTGCACGAATACACATCTCTACGTATCTTGATTGAATAGATGGTGAAGTAAGTATATTCCCATTAGAGAGCAGTGCTTTATCAAAAAGCCCCACAGCACAACAGTAACGTACTATTTCATTCACTTTACTTTCTTTCAATCCCCAGTATTCGGCTACGTCAAAGGCAGTACTTTCGTCCCACACAAGGAAACAGCCTTGTACTCGGTAGATTTCGTTCAATAAGTATTCATACACGGCAAATCCATCACAACCTAAATCTTTTTTCAGTCTTTTAATCCGTATATCTTTGAACCGGTCAGTATCGGAGTTGTAATAAAGAAATCCTGTTTTCAAATTCGCCATTATTTCATATCTTCTCTTATTAAGTTTATGATATAATAAAGGTTAATCTCCCCACTTCTCGGACATTTCGGAATGTGTTCTATCTCCTTGATTACTTCTTTAATTGATTTCATATTAATACGCATGAATACAGTTTCTTTTGCTGTCGGCAACAAACCGACGGTTAAAGAAACTACAATAAACTACTCGTGGATTGCCTTTCTCGGTTGGAATTATTCGCCCGTTGTTGCATTTTGCACAGGTGTCCGGGCGGATAATATGCTTGTCGGATTTCTTTTTCATATATTTTCATTTTAAATAATCTGTTACTTCAGCTATAAACTCCTCCAAAGAACGGCAGACAACATATTTATTCCCTACAGATTCAACCGCTTTCTGCCATTCCTTTTGACTGTCCTGTTGGCGTCCATTCGGCTGCTTCATTTCAATGCATAAGGAAGAGTAACAACCGTTGGACTTTAGAAGTATCAAATCAGACACTCCCGCCAAAGCTCCTTCCGCTTTCAATATTGCACCGGTAATATTGTTTCTGGCTCCTCCATTCGGAACGGAAAAGAGAAGTTTCTTATATTGCGGATATTGATACCGGAACCAATTCACGCATGCAATTTGGATTTTACTTTCAACGTTTCTCATTACTCCTATGAAGTTTCTTTCTAGTTTTACGAATCATATCTTCATCTCTCGAATTATATCCCCTAATGAGGATTTCTGACGTTTTCAAGCACCGGACTATCGTCTGGTATTCTTGTTTGGTGATTGTTATTTTCATGTGGGACAAGCAGGATTCGAACCTGCACAAGTATCGTCTGCTTTCTCGCTTTCGTCCGTAGATTGGCTATCCTACGATCTTTAAACTACTCAACCTGTTACTTACAGCACCGGTCTTGATGACATCCATTCTTATGTACACTTAGAATTTCCGTTCATTTAGTCTTAGCGCCCTATGACCATTTTGTCCCATGTTCGCCCGCCAATCTTCACAGACAGGCAGGCTGGGGTAAAAAGGTTAACAAAGCTATCTTAACAGCTCACTCTTGCGGATTATAGCTCTACCGGTTACAATAGTATCTTCCGTATTGTGAGACAATATACTTTGTTTAATGCCTATCTGATCTTCGGACAAATGCCGGAAGATACCCGTTACCGAACTGAAATAATAGTTCCGCTTTTCGAAGATCAGGTAGACATGGATTACTTTAGTTTTTCGCATTATTTTCACCAAACTTATGTTCTTGGCACCAGTTTGATTTCCCGATCTTGAAACCACCAATACCGCAACGTAGATTCTTCTCACGCTCCCAATAACTCCCAGGTATGATAGCGGGTTCTTTCACTATTTCACTTGTAAAGTGAAGACAATTGCTACAGCATGGGCATTTCTTCTGAAACCCTTGCTTTTCTCTGTTTTCTGACTGTTTACTCATTTTGCTTTATTTTTATCTCAAAACTTCCAAATAACAGCTATTTGGAATTAAATGTAATTTTTGTTTCTTTGGACCTCTATCTCCATTAATTGCAATAGTCGATCTTCGTCGGGACTAGGAAGATATATTCCTGCTTCCCCAGAACTCCAGTTCCTAAAACGAGTAATTGCGTTACTCATTTCTTCTGTGTCTAATTCAGCAGAACTACGTAGAACTTTGATGTTACCCAAATACTTATCAGAAACCTCCTTTATAAATATGTCTTTATTGCATAGTATTTTAAAATACTTTTGCTTTACATATTCTAAGGTATTGCCTGTCTCACAAGCAAAATACCCTAAAATGACGTGCAAATACCGGTTTTGTTTGTCGGTGCGTATCGGCTTCTTTTCTGTAAGTTCTACTATTTTCCCGTTTTTAACAAGCAAAGCGGAACGGGTTTTAAACTGTTCCGCCTGCAATGGATTAGATAGGTCGTATAACATATTTAAAATGGCAAATCATCTGCAGGAGAAACACAGGGGGCTGAATCAACCTGTTCCATACTTGGAGCACTTGGTTGTGGATTATAAGTTTGCAAATCACCCAAAAAATAATTTACCCCATCTTTCCTTTCTTCCTTCTTAGGAGAACAGGATACATAGTGCGTGTAAGTGTTACTCCCAAATGTAGCAGGTTCTTTACGCTCCCCTACCCATATATTTAGGAAAATACGCTCTTTACCATCTTTACACATTACCTTTTTCATCTGCTCACGGGGAATTTCCGAAAGGCAGATACTACCAAATAAACTACTCATAATTATTCTTTTATTAAATATTTAACTAAATCCCTGTATTCCGCCCATTCTAGAAATGAACGAAGCAAATTCCTATTATCCCGTTCCATCCCATCATAGCGATAGCAGGTTATCGCAGGAGAATATCTTTCAAGCGGTAACCCTCTTACATCATATCCATGCTTGTCTATTTTATAGCCATCGAACACAAATAGGTCGAAATGGAATATATCCGCTTTAAAAATCTCAAGATAAAGCCGCCATTGGCAAGAATTGATATAGTCAGTATCAGACGGGTAAGAATACTTAGTCTTTATATCCCGTATCTCTATACCGTCTATCATATCAGCGCATCCGGTTATGACAGCATCTCCAAAATCTTTGTAAATGCGTATTTCATGAAAAGCGTCGGGGTGTTCGTTGCGGTAATCCATTGCGACCTTACACTGATTTACATCCAAAATAACATCGAACCCATCAATATTGAATTTGCGTCCACAAGGGACTGGTTCTTTCTGTTCTTTTCCGTAGTAAAGGAAGGTACGTTCACCGGCAGAAACTTTATCACACACAGGCTTCCCCGTTTCCACAATGGAGTGGAAAGCGGTGCCTATGCGAGTGTATTCATTTCCGGCAAATACACCTGTTATGCTTTCTATTACAGATTGCTCGGTAATTTCATAATTGGCATATTCGCTCTGTTCAATGTACTTTCTGTATGCTTCGAGTTGTGTAACTCTTATAAGAGGCTTAAGCGGCTGCATCTTTTACGAATTTCTTGTTTTCGTACTTATACCCCTTGGATGCAAGGTTAGACTTCATTTCAGAGAAAAACGGATACTGAAGTACTTGTGGTAATTCTTTCATTGCTTCGATAAGGGCAGCTATATCTTCATCTGTCATAGCAGCTGCAAGTTGTTCTCTCAAAGAGGAAAGCATCTCATTTGCTTTTTTCTGTTCCTCTGATTTATTTTGTATTGCCTGCTTTACTGTAGAAATCACATTTGCCATAAATGTAGAAAAATCAGCACTAGATGATTCAGGTATTTCCATCATCTTTAATTGTGCTACATTTTTCCCAATAAAAGTATCAGTTGGCTCAAATGAAATAGTGCGCTTACCGTTTACTTTAGATATATATCCAACCTGATCAGCAATTCGGAGAAGCAAATCTTTACTCTGTCCTGTGCAATCCGGTGAATGCTTTATAATGTCACCCTCCGCTACCTCTTTATCATGGCAAATAAAAATAATGTCAGAACCATTAGAACGAAGTTGATTAACAAACGACTTAAAGTCTTCTGCTATTTGCCCAAATCTTTTTAAAGTATTGGTTGCTAACTTGTAGTTGTTTTTTACAGCAAAATTCATCAGATAATCATCCAAGCACGCTTTAGCAGTATCGCAAATGATAGTACTATAAGACTTCATTGTTTCATATTCCGCCGTTATGTCTTCCCATTTGTTGGCGATAAGGGTATCACATCGTTGTACAGCTCTATCATATCCTCTATCTGTATCTATTAAAAGAGGATTATATGCAGTTGTAGCAACAGAAGTTTTTCCTGTTCCCGGTGTGCCATATAGCACGATAATCACTGGACGTTCAGGAGTTACGTCATTTTTTTTAATAATTGGCATATCTTATATTATTTAAAGTGGTTTAAATTGCTCCCGGAGTGCCGATCAAAGCAAACCGGGATTAAGTTAAGATAGTCTGCGGATAATATCACCGCCATACGAATTTTTAGTCAGTTCTATAAACTCATAGACGGTAAACCTATCATTGTCTACATCTATACCTTTATCCGTGCAAAAAGCTTCTCTTCCAGCCTTGCAACTCCCAGTGAGTACATGATGCCATATAAACAAGTCTTTAGCAGAATACTTTTTAGAAAAGTCAGAGAAATGTTCTTTAAACTTAAGGATCCTTTCCTCTTCTGTACTATCATCATAAAGCTTTTCTTGCAAAGATTCAAATGCCTCATGTAGAGTATTACCATGAGAAAATTGATTATTCTCTTTTACTATAAAACAAGGAGTAAGAGATAAGTCAGAATGAAGGATAAAACCTTTTGCGATATTACCTTTTACATTTGTGATAATAGTAGGTATATTATCTACTACATAAATAGGATTTCCATTTATGGATTTTACGCCATAGCCATAGCCATAGCCAGAGCCATAGCCAGAGCCATAGCCATAGCCATCGCCATAGCCATAGCCATCGCCAGAGCCAGAGCCATAGCCAGAGCCATCGCCAGAGCCATC